GTGCCTTGCACAAGAGTTAAAGAACGCTGTTTAATGGTCCACTGATTCAACCCACGGTTAGCCCAGTCGGCCAGCAAAAGATTAAGCGAACGTTTCGCTGTCTTCAGATCGTAACCAGTACGCACCTCAAGACCGCATCGCTCAAACGCTTCTTCAACGTATTCAGCAACGTCCAGTTCAAAATCTTTGCTATTAGAAACAGTCATTATTTCTTCTTCTTTTTAACCATTCCACCGCCGCGCATTTTCTTAACCATGCCGCCGCCGCGCATTTTCTTAACCATTCCACCTGCTCTCATTTTTTTAGCCGGTGCTTTTTTCTTACGAGGTTTCATCGCCATTTTTCAGTCTCCTGTATAATTGCTCTCTCTTGTTAAATATCTCACAAGCGTTGTATTCGCCATCATAACTATCATAATATCCCTTTTTGTCCAACTTGTCTGCTGCTTCTTGTAGCTTGGACAACCGTTGAACGAATATCATGCTGTATTCGGTATCCGTCAATGCTTCAATGGCGGTTTGTTCGGAGGCTTCTGTCACCTCGTCATCTGGGTGAAAACCCATTAGCCATATGTCTTTATCAATAAAGGCACCGCCTGCAATAAAATCGTTTAAAGAATCAAAATACTCGTGAAAAGCTTCGGGTTCTTTATCGTTAGCTAAATCAACTACGATAACTAACTCAAAACTATCGTCGAATTGGGATATGCAAGAGTATAAGACTTGGTAGGAATCGTCGTATTTAAACAAAATAGCAACTTTATCTTCCATCCAAGCTTTTCGAGCGTAAGAACAAGGTGGTAAGTTATTGTAGTAGGGGCTAGGTTTTTCCAACACGTCCGCAGACCATTGCATTATTTCTTGCACAATGGCTTGTTCTACGGGTTCGCTGTAAAAAGCTAGGTTCATGATTGCGTCACAGCCCCCTTTGTTCGTTTACGCCTATTCGACATAACTTGTCCGCATCCCCTAGCAATAGCTGTTCCGGGTTGCGATTTACCTCTGAAAGGTCTTTTTGCTTTTGTTTCGACCACACCGCCCGCAGCCATTTTCTTCACTTTAGCCGCTTTAGTGTTTGATACAACCTGCTTTCCTTTAGAGCCTTCACGCTTCTTTTTGCGAGCAGTCGAAGCTCTTTCAGACTTGCTAAGACTATTGGCTTTAGATCGCGGTAAGCATCGGTCAGGATTTTTTTTATTTTTTGAAGTACCGCATTTACCTGCGATGTTACCTTGGCTATCAATTCTGACCCAATCTTCATCGACCCAATCCTGTAGCTTTCCCATTACTTACCCTTCCTTTTTCCGCCTTTTGATTTCTTGGCGTAGTTAGGGTCTTTACAATATTTAGAAGCCGCAAGGTTTGCATAAGCAGAGGGGTAAGTATCAAAAGTACGTTCTGCCCAAGCTTTCCCTTCTGGGCAAATTTTGCTGCCCTTACTTTTAGAAGAAGCTTTCTTTGACTTCTTGGAATAAGCCATACGTTCACCCCAAAAATTTCTGCACAAAGGGTGCAATTAAAATAAGTACCGCAAGCGCCCACAGTTTTACGTCCAAAGACTTTAAAGTGCTTTTGTGTTCGTCCAGACGCTCTTCTATTCTCTGGTATCTGAGATTACATTCAGCTTCGTGTCTTTCCAACTTAGCTAAAACTTCTTTCACCGTCATCCAATCCTCACCATGCCTTACAGGACCAGTATCTGGCGCTGAACTTGTCTTTTGCCGTGTCACAGTTGTGACGGGCTCTAAAGCTTTTTCTTCTCGCGGGCTGATCTTTTTTGATCGACATTTTACTGTCGCCAAACCGGACGAGCTTAATTTCGCTACCTTTTTTTGCGAGGACCGCACTTTTTTTCGCTTTCCCCGGCGTCCTTTTTGGTTTGTTAAATCCGGCAAATGTTTCACCCCTGTATTTTATTCGTCCCGATGGGGTCCTAGTAACATCTTTTGTAGTAGCCATCTCAAACCTCAGTTATAAAACACCGTTGCATTCGTGACGTTTGTCAGAACGGCGAAGCACCCATCAGGGAAAAGCATTCCCTCATCCGGCACATAAACGTTATCATCTGTATTGTCAGCAAAAGCTAACGTTAGAAAAGTAGTTCCACTAGCACTAGAACCGTTTTTCAAAACCAACGTGGGGCTAGACCCACATTGGTAATGAATAGCTTTTACACGAGTCCGACCAGCAAACACGGCCCCTGACGCTGTTAAGTAGGTTGCTTTTACATCAGATGCCATTTTTTACCTCTCTAACTATGGAAAACCGTCACAGACGTACACGCGGTAAAGACCGAAACATAAATGTCGCTTACTCTAATTCCTTCGTCAGGAATGTTTACAGAGTGTGTGTCTGAGGCGTCCAAGTCCATGTCTAGCACGGTTGTACCACCGTTACCGTCAGTAAAGGTGATGCGAGGCGATCCAGTAGTTGTTTTAACCTGAACCTGACGAATACGCGCAGGTCCAACACCGGCAGAGCCGGTGGCGGTTAATCTTTTTGATCTTACATCAGAACCAGCCATGCAAACCTCCTTTAAGCGAGGTTAGCGTTTTGCTGATACAAAACCGTTACTCGAATTTCGCCAGCGTTTGTTGCACCAGCAGTTGTCCAAGTGATTCTCTTGTCCGCGGTTCCAATATCTGCCCAAGCCAATGCACCACCAGCTTCGGTAGTTGGATATTTACGTCCAGCACCAGAGGCTACAGTGATTGAAAAAGCGTTAACAAACGTAGCGTTACCGCCCACAGTATCACCAACACTCAATACCGCAGTAGCGTTGCCCATTGCTGTAGGACAATCAATTACGCAATCAATGATTTGTGAATTTGCTGGAATAACGACGTTAGTGACGTTAGCCGCAGAAGCACCACCTGCTAGAGAGCCTGTAGAAAAAGTCTGCGCCATAACGACTTGGCCAGTATTTTTAATGTTTGAACCAAGGGACGTACCCGTGGTTTCTTTGATGGTTCCGGCTTTAATTGGTCCGGAAAAAGTTGTAGTACCCATATGTATCTCCTGTCGTGGGTTATGTCAGACGCACCATGCGGCTGTCAGGGATACTGTCAGGATACAATAAGAATACACAAAAAGAAAGGGGCAACTTACGTTACCCCTTCCGAGTCTACAGGGAGAAGTTAATATGAAATCAACTACTCCTTTATAGCACAGTTTACGCTCCGGGTGTACCGAAAACTGAACGCCAGTCAGAAACACCAAAACTATAACGCTCACGCGCTTTGAAACGCATGTTGCCGGTGTCAAAGTCACCTTCCATTGCCGTTTTAATTGGCGAACGGTTGAAGAATTTGAAGCCGTTAGGCGCATCAGTTTTGATGAAATATGCGTCGCTATCTGTGAGGAAGTGGTTTACCACTGCTCCATCAGGTAACATACCCATGTTTTTCATTGCGTTAAGATCGTTATCAGCAGTACCTGAACGTAGGTTAGAGTTAATTACTCTTTCTGCAATAAACTGAAGCTCTTTTGGAATTACAAGCTTCATGCCGCGTACGGCAATCTTAAGACCACGTTCGTCTGTCATACCTGCGATCTCGATTAGCATCTGCTCTAATGAAGTTTCATTAAGGTCAGCCGCTGTTGCGAGAAGGTTAGTTTGGTTTCCAGATAAACTAGGGTGCGCGTTTGAACATAGAGCTGCACCATCACCAATAGCAGAAGCGCCTGCTGTGAACGCATTGTTCAGTATAGCAGCAGCTTTTATTTGCTTGGTTTGAGCCATTGAACGAGCCAATGCCTTAGTGTAGCGCGATGCAAGACGATCATAAAGATTGTCTTCAATAGCTTCCTCAGTGATTGAGAATGCAAGCGCAATAGTTTCGTGGGTGTAACGAGCTGTGTATGTCTCTTGAGCATCGTCAAAGCTGATGGCAGTGCCTTCGCCTTTAACAGGTGCTGTTGAGAATCCACCAAGCATTACTTCTTCTTCGAAGGCTCTGTCGGAACTTTCCTCTTCAAAGATTTCGCCATGCTCGTTCTCGTAACGATTGTATTCTAGCCCAAATAAAGCATTAAGGCCGGGTTCTAGCTCTTTAGCTAGTTGACTTCTTGAAATAGCCATTAGTTAACCTCCTTATATACCAGTTGATGTCGCGGTAGTCTGCGAATCAAAACGGCTAGTTGGT